GCACAAGATCCACTAGCGTGTCACGTTGTGTATGTGAGCCATCCAAGTAGATAAAATCAGCATCGCGGAAACGACTACGAGCAAATCCAGACAGAGCTAACTCTGACCCTTGTCGAATGGGATGAATTTGTCGGCGTTGCGAGTGTTCGTTTATGTTGGACATAAACCGGTCGTAGATCTCTTCCATAGCAAAGGGGAGACCTGTTCGCTCAACTTCTTCACCGCCCTCCCAGTTATCAATGCAATACATCACTGATTCAGAATTGTATTTGAGATAGTCTGCAAACCAGACCGTTGATCTACCTTCAAAACAACCAACCTCAAACATCACTAGCGGTGAATCGAGGTTGAGATGTTTATCAAGAATCAGTTTCCAATGGGGGCGGTGGATTGTTGACCAATCGGGATGTTTGAACTGCATTTACACGTTGTTTCAAGTTATAGAAGGTACTGGTTGCATGCTTCTTTTGTTCGTCGGACAGTTTTACGATTTCCGTAATGCCTGAAAAAGAGCTCCAGTTTCTTTCGTCGCCTAGGTAATCCTCTAACCAAATGTTCTTAGGATATGCGGCCAAAAAGAAATGTTCCATGAGCTGCACTTGTTCGAGCGAGCCCGGAATACTGGCAACGCAACGGATGCTGAAGTCATTGTAAGATGTATTACTAAAACGCTTCAAAGCATCCGTGTGTTGTGTGTAGCCAAACTTATGAAACTGTTTACCGGTTACTTTATCGGTAAACTCCATCATATAGACCTTGGCCATAGTGATTACTTCATGCGAGCAGAGTTCAAAAACTCACGACGCAGTTCAGAATTGACCTCAGCAAACGCGCCACGTGTAGCAAGAGTCATAGTGGATGATGTCACGTCTTGAATACCACGTGACTTAACACAGTAGTGTGAACCATCGATGTACACAGCAACATCATCAGATCCTGTGATAAACTTAATAGCTTCACAAATCTGCTCCGTCAGTCGTTCCTGCACTTGTGGACGCTTAGAGTAGAATTGAACGATACGGTTCAGCTTTGACAAACCAAGGATAGTCTTCTTCGGAATGTATGCAACAGTTGCCTTACCATCAATAACGACAAAGTGGTGTTCACAGTTCGACTGGACGTTGATATTACGCTCCAACACAAAGCTGTTGTTCTCGCCCATCTTGTTTTCAATCTTTGTACACTTTGGGAAGAAGTCGTAGTTCAGACCAAAGAAGATCTCACGTGTATACATCTTTGCAACACGGTTAGGGGTATCCATCAATGAGTCGTCAGTCATATCCAGACCGAGTTCTTCCATAATAGCCTGGAAGTGCTTGGCGATGACCTTGATCTTCTTTTCGTTCTTTTGCTGAACTTTATCGTAGATCATAGGGGTCTCAAGCCCAACGCTAATCATGTGTTGACGTACTTGTTCGCCAAGCACTGCATCAGTTTTTTCCATTACTTCTCCTGTTTCTTAGGTGGTTTGGGTGGGAACGTTGGAAATGATCCCCACGGTTGTTTAAGTGTAGATGGTACATCATCAGGGCCGCCAATGTCAACCCATCCCTTTGAAATAACTCGCGTTGCGCATCCATCTTTAACGACATAGCGAACTAAAAAGTCTTGATAATCATAGGTACCATCCGGAACCCATGGAAATTGTTTAAATGCCATTATTGTAATCCTAACACTTCTCGAATTTTAGTGGCGCTGATGTCAGTGACACTTTCATCAAAAACTTCTTCGCCACTAGTGTACCCTACGCCTCGACCCCATCCAATGTGGATGATATTAGGAACAATTTGAATTTCATATTGGCCTTGGTATAAAGGATCGAGGTCACGTTTGATAAAGCTCTTAACTTTTGCTATGTCAAATGGATTGCTTCCTTGCCATCCCTGAACATCACGGACTTGAATAATTACTTGACCCGTCTTTTTAAGTAGCCGCTCAAACAACGCTCGGTGGCCATCGTGCCAGGGTTGCCAGCGTCCTAACATTTGTACTGTTGGTTTTTTCCAATCAAATACAGGACGTCTGCGACCATCTAAAATGTGACCTGCAATAAGCTCACCCCATGCCTCGCCCTTCTGAACAGTCACACGAAAATCATACTGCTCAGGTTCTTGAAACATAGCATTTGTGTCAGCATATCGGCCTTCGCGAATGGTATCTACCCAAATGGTCCAATCGGCCTTGAAGTTGTTACGCATTTCGACTAAAGGAGCAACAAAATCGCAAATGACATAATCCATATCGGTCATGTTATCTGCTAGGTCACGCATTCTTTTACTTTGACGGATCCGACCTTCATAACTAAAATCCCAATCATCATACTTTCTACGAACGTCATCAGCGTTCAACCACCCAACCTTTTTCTTTTCGTGTTGGAGGTGGTCGAGGATATGTTGAGCGAGATAGGTCTTACCTGCACCAGGCAGACCCATGATAAGGATTCTTTTCATTATGCGAACAGATCCTCATTCCACTCGCGATGTCCTTCACGGAAAGCCATGTTCGCTTGTGTCTCACGCACTTCGACTTTGTAGCACCACAGACGCTTAGCTTCTGCAGGACCCCAGTAGTCAGGAATGTAGACACCGTTGACAAACTTATACAACTGGTCTGCAAGTCCTTCGCAACCCAGACGTGGAAGAATGGTCAACTTTGCCATCTTCTTTTCTTGCAGTAGTTTGTATGTTTCCAACTCAGGATCATCTTCTGCAACGAGCAATGTATGATCGAATTGATCTTCGAGTACACCCTTCAACTCTTTCAAGCCACCATAATCAGCTGCCCAGTTACGAACGTCCAGATCATCTGTACCGAAATAGAATTTCATCGAAAAGCTGTAACCATGAATCAAGTTGCAATGGCTATCAGCTCTCCACTGGCGGTATGCGACAGGAAATGCATCAATATATTCCTTCGTCGAGGTAAACTTGTACTGGCGCACAGAGCGCCCTGTATCTTCTGCTTTCATTTTAGGTTCCCATTGTGTTACCCCAAATGTGCACGTGCACACGTGAGGAATAGTTATAGCCTCGCTTATATGCTTCTGTTGCAATATGAGCTTCGCCAATATATCCAGCTTCGGTTCCCTTTTGTGCTTCAAGTGTGGCACCCACACCCATTACCCAAACAGGATAAGTCACGCCTGCTTCACGGAATTTCTCGACTGTTAGTTCGAGCTCATTCCACGATTCTATTGTACCATTCACAACGAACTTTAATTGTCCGTGAGGTGAAAGGTTTTCATATGTCTTTACAATCTCTGGTTTAATCGCATCTTCTGGCTTCTCACCTGAGGTGGTATGCAGCTTTGGTGACACAGAGAAGAACTTCTCACCAGGATAAGATTCGAAGTACGATGTAAACTCAGATGTCAGCTCCTGTGTACCATTCGTTTCCCATGTCATAAACAACGGATAGTCACCCTCTGTAACAAAGTGGTCAATAATATCAATCGTTGCTAGTTGTGAGTGCTTCATCAATGGCTCACCGCCAGTGAAACACATATGCTGCATCGTGCCGTCTAGTTTATTAAATTTGCCATTTGGGTTGGCAGGATGATACATCGATTCGCGAATACGACCGCAGATCTCTTCTGCTGTATGTTTGTGCTGCAAATGTTTGAATTTAGCAGACCATGAATAAGACGAATCACAACCAAACTTCCACACAGGTAAGTCTTCAAGACGTTTAATGTCTTCTACCTTGATTTCCTTATATGGAAGAACATATGTATCTGGGTTTGTAGGATCCTTTTGACCGAATCCATCACATTGCAAGTTGCACAGGAAGAAACGCAACCATGCTGTTGGTCGACCTGTGTATGCACCTTCACCCTGAATAGAGTGAAAGATTTCGGAGTATGCGTATTTTTTAGACATTCTTTGCCTTCAACTGTTCATTGACACGGAGGATATTATCCCAGAAACCACGGTTGACGGCAACCTCATTGAGACATCTCAGATCTTTTGGAAGACAGTGACCATTAAATCCATACCCATGCTCTCCAGGTACTTGGAGATGACCAGGACCAACACGAACATCAGCAGCAACACCCTGACGTACTTTTTCATAGTCGGCACCATATGCCTCACAAGTTTCATACATGATGTTAGCATACACAACCTTCAAAGCAAGACCAGCATTCTGGTGCAGTTTAATCAGTGCACTTTCGACGAGAGTACAGAAGTGCAACATTTCACGTGTACCATATCCATGTTCAAGAATCCACTCACCGAACGGCTTTGTGTATTCTTCATTACCACCCAGCACAAGAATCCATGGTCTGTCCAGATAGTCATCATCTCCCTGCTTCATAAACTCGGGGAAATGGATCAACTTCAATTCAGGGAATTGTGTTGCCCATGTAGTCAAGAACACAGGAGCTACGGTGCAACGAATTGCAACTAACCCTTGGAATTTTGCATTGCTCAACTGCACCAAACATTCTGTAATTGATTGGTGGTCATATGGACCGTTATTCAGAGAAGAGACGCAAATAATTGCCATATCATACTTCTCGAAGTCGGTAATAAAGGATCCCTTATAGGGATCGTGGAAATCAGCATTGGTTTTCAGTGTAAGATCAGTTGCCATACCGACCTTGCCCTTACCAAAAATCACAACATTCATAATATACCTTTCGACTCAGCTTTTTTGACCAGACGGTCAAGTTCTTTCTTCTTACGCATAGCACGATCCAGGTGGATCTTGTTTGCTTTACGTGTGTATGTGATACCGTTGAGGTGATCGAGTTCATGCATAAAGCAACGAGCACTCATCCCATCCAACACCTTTGTAACAGGATTGCCATCTGGCTCAAGATAACGAACCTTGATTCTACGAGGGCGTTTGACTTTGAGAAATAAGTGTGGGAAGGAAAGACATCCCTCTTCCAACATAATTTGCTCTGTCGTCTCATCCACGATACGTGGATTGAAACAAACAATACCAGGAACAGCATACAATGCAAACGCACGATATGGCAACCCTACTTGTGGTGCTGCAAGTCCTAGTCCCTTATGCTGTAGCATCGTCTCATAGAGATCACGTGCTAGTTGTTGGGGGTCTGTTGGTGGTTTCGAGAAGTCAAAGAGTTCTGTCTTCTGTGACAGGATGGGATCATCAGATCCCACAAGTTCTAAAATCATAGTGTAACCATTTTACTAAAGTTTTTCTGCTTTTCAAATTTGAGTACTCGCTCAAACTTATCAAGGTACGCATCGGTTTTATGTGAGATCACAAAAACATTATTACCATCAGTCAGTGTATTGAGAATTTTCAACAACTCTTCATTACCTTGACCGTCTAACGATCCATCGAATACTTCATCGAGGATCAAGAGATTAGTACTGGTACTGTTTCTCAGTCTGGCAATTGTTCGCCATGTAAACAGCAGTGCCAAATCTAAGCGAGACTTTTCACCCTCGGAAAAGGATGCGTAACTAAACTCATCACGGAATCTCGATTTGATCTTTTCTTCAAAGGACTCATCGATTTGGAAGTTGACAAAGAAGTCCATTGCAGCCAGATACTTATTAATCAATTTGTTGATTACAGGTATATATTGACGAATAATCTTGGTTTTTATACCAGAATCCTTCAACATTGCCGCTGCAACTTCCAAAACACTCTTATATTTGCCAAGAGCTTCACGATCTGTGAGTTGCTCTTTCATCTGCGTTTTCAGATCTTTTAGACGCTGTTTGTTGTCCTCGATGTGACCAACATTAGCATTCAGTGAGCTGATGTCTTTTTGCAAGCTCTTGATCTGACGTTGCCAAAGAATAATATCGGCTGACATTTCCTTTTCTTGCGTTCTGTGCTGTTCGCGAATCTTGATCTGCGTGCGAATGCCATCAAGGCTGGCAATCAGCTTTTCCAACTCAGCTTCGTACTTTTGCTTCTGTTCTTCAAACTCATCAATCTGCGTTTGCTTGTCTTTAATCGCACTTTGCTTGAAATCTTGATCGATGCTCTGCTTACACACAGGACAATCATCATGTTGGTGGAAGAAGCCAATGTCTTTCTTATGTGTCGAAGTCCATGAATTCAATTCACGCAACTGCTGAACAAAGCTAGTCTGCTTGGTAATTACATCTGTCTGTGCGCTATCGAGATCATCAAAAGCATCCAGCTTCTGAACAACCTTCTTGCGCTGCGCTTCTTTACGCTTAATGTTTGCTTCAAGGACATCGATCTGCGACTGCTTATCTTTGATCTGTTCGTCGTTGTTTGTCTGCAACACTTCCAGATGTTGGTTTTCAATCTGAATCTTATCAGCGATACTACGAAGTGTCATGTCTGCCTGCATGATACTTGTCTTGTTAGACGCAACCTTATCTTTCAATAAGGAATTCATCACTGTAAACACTTCAATGCCGAGCAAATCTTCGATAACTTCACGTCGGTGAGCAGCAGATAGCTGCATGAAAGGAACAAACGATGCACTACCGAGGACGACAATCTGTGAAAACGACTTCTGGTTGAGCTTGAGAATCTGTTTATCCAAGAGCTCTTGGTAGTCGCCAGACGCAGCGTCCAGGTTGATCAGATTATCGTTTTGGTAGATTTCAAAGACGTTTGGTTTGATACCTCTACGCACGAGGTAAGAATATGTACCAACAGCAAACTCACACTCAACGACCAGACCTTTTTTGTTGATAGAGTTGAGCAGTTGGCCTTTATTAACCTTACGGAAAGGCTTACCATATAGAGCAAACGAAAGAGCATCCAGGATTGTTGATTTACCTGCGCCATTATCACCAACAATCAGCGTCTGCCCATGTGTGTTCAGAGAAACTTCCGTCCATACATCACCAGTGCTGAGAAGGTTCTTCCAGCGTATCTTCTTAAAAACAATCACAAATTACTCCACGTTTAGTGATTCTACACTCAATGCTTCCTGATATAGAGATCTCATCAATGTATCAAGACGAGGCTTATCGATCGAATCATCCATCTGTTTGACATACTTTGTCAACAGAGACAAAGTATCTTCTGCTTGCTGAACAATCTCATCATCCGTTTCAATATCGAGATTGAAATGGTCTTCAACTACCTGTACGTTATACACACCAGCTTCTTCCAGCTTTGTAACGAATAAATCGAACGTATACGGGTTTGTTTTGTTGCGTACTATCAACTTGACGTATGTCTCTTTATAAGCGCTAAAATCCACGTTTAACACGTCTGACGTCTGCTGATCCATGTCATCGTAGTGGATCTTATGGAACATCCGTATAGGATTCTCAATAAACGTCAATTCACGAGTGTCTGTATCGTAGATGTGGAACCCTTTTGGATCGTTATAGTCCGACCATGTCATCTCATATGGTGTACCCAAATAGTTGATATTACCATGTGTTGACTTGTGATGAAAGTGACCAGAAACAACCATCTCAAAGTTTTCAAAGATCTTTGGTGACGTTCCACCTTGATGCGACACGCCACTATACATCTCAAAACCATCCAACTCCAGGTGACCGGCGACAACGTTTGCTTTTGATTCTGCAATCGTTCGACTAATCTCGTCGCTGTTACCTTCGCACCACCAAGGAATCATTAAGAACTTAACGCCCTCAAAATCTATCTCTGTGGGTGTGTTGACAGTGTTGATGTTGTGGTATTCACCAAGAAGGAGCTCTGGCGAATTAACATCATTGGTGTTTTTGTAGTATGTGTCGTGATTGCCAACAAACAACCATGATGTGTAGTCTTTGTTCAGACGCTCGAAAAAGTATTCTCGGCTACTTTTTAAGGTCTGGAAGTTGATATATTTGCGTCGATCGAAAACATCTCCGAGTTGAACTACGTGGAGAATGTTTTCTTTTTCGAGATATGGGAAGAAAACTTCGTTGTAGAATCGTGCAAATAGTTTATGGAAAGCAGGGCTGTCATTACGAGCCCCGAAATGTGTGTCACCCAGTAAGGCCAGTTTCATCTGATTCCTCTTCAATAAACAAGTCGATACCCTTTTTGCGTTTGATCTTTTTCTTGTCTATGTTTTCTTCGAACGCCTTGATGAAGTCAGAAACGTTTTCACTGTCAAAGTCCATCGGATTAAAGACAAAGTCTTCCCCTTCACCTTGCTCCACCAGCTCGTTGAACAGCATACTGTTTTCTGCTGTTTTATGCTTGATGTAGATTTGCTTCTTTTCTTTTTGGATTCTGCGGAGGAATGCGAAGTAGATAATTTGCGTAAAGTAAGCGAATGGATTATCTGATTTGCTAGGATCAAAATTATCAAAATAAGAGATACAGTTTTCAATTCCATCACTAATCATCTCATCACGGTAAGAGTAGTTAACAAAGTTGGGTTTTGTTGATAGCCTCTTTGCAATCATTAGAATGCACTCACCAACATAGTTGGGAATGACAGGCTTCGGTTTATCTTCCTCTATCGCTTTTGCAATAGCTGCTTTGTATTCAATGATAACAGCAAATAGTTGCTTGTTATCTACATAATGTGTAGCCATATTAGTTAACTGTCATACCTTCCACCGACATGCTTTCAAGTGCACTTTCCAGTTGATCACTGGACACTTCTGTCGGTATATCACTTAGTTCATCATCAATCATTTGCACTACGTCTTTTGAGAATTGCTTTACAGCAGTACCATAGAACTTGGCAAATGACTCCCTTGCTTGCACCACGTGCAACACATGCATTTTATCAAACGTGACCGATTCAGCCTGAGCAAACATAATATATCTTACAAAAGAAACAGACGGTACAGGTCCAGTAAAGTATCGATAGTTGATTTGCAATGGATTACCGAGAACAATTTCATGACTGTTTTCGTGTTCCACACTACCTACGATTTCGGTTCCGCTTGTTAGTTTTACAATTGATATCATTGGTCCCTCTTTAGTTTGATTGTGTATATCTTATAGTCAAACTTTTCTTGAACATACATTTGAATACGTTCGTTGAAATGTTGGATCGTATGATTCTTATACGACTTCCATGATATATCATCAGCAATATCATACAACGCAGCATCCAGTTTACCTTCTTTAGTACGCAGTCCACGACCAATAGATTGGAATACGCGGATACGAGACTTACTTGGAGTGCCGAATATTACGTTATGTATGTTCTTAATGTTGATACCAGTAGAGAATGTTTTGTATGAAGCAATGATAATAACGTTGTTATTGTTCTCTGCATACTTACGAATTTCTTCACGTTCGTCACCCTCTACACCACCATAAACAAAGAACACGTCCTTATCAGGATTTTGCTCTTTAATTGCTTGGTATAGTATTTTACCATGAGCAATATTATTAAACAACAGCAACGTGTTATTTTTTAATGAATTAACTAGATTAACGATGAACTTGTTGCGGTCCTTGTTATCCATTAGATATTTCAATTCGTCTTTGTAGTTCGGTTTGCCCTTACCAAACATATGACGAGTTGTATCATCGTAGCTCAATACGATTGCCTTAATAGACAGTTGAGCAAGCGTCTTCTCTTCTATCAGCTTTGACGTTGTCGTTACCTGCTTTACGGCGCCAAATAACCCTTCTAACACCAGCTTATTTGTCTGAGTGCCATCCAACGTACCAGTTAAACCAAATCGGTACTTGCACTTGTTCAGATTTTCCATGATAGTAATAAGACTTTTGGATTTGAATCCGTGAACCTCATCACCGATGATTGCGCCATAAGGCTCAAACCACTTCTCTGGTAATTTGTAGATACTTTGCCATGTAGTAATAACGAAAGGTGCATCTGTTGACTTTTCTTGACCAGAGAAAATCTTGTGGATCATTTCTGGCGGGCAACCGTAGTCGTTGATGAAGTCCGATGCAAGCTGGTTTACCAGACCAATGTTTGGAACGATGATCAAGACCTTGTTGCGCGCATACAGACGCGCCAACAGATAAGCAATCAATGACTTACCAGAGCCTGTAGGAGATATTAGGATTGCTCGGCGATTGCGGACAGCATGTACAAATGCTTCCATTTGGTATTCGCGGGGCTTGAATGGTAGTTTCAACTTCTCTACGAACTGATCAGCTTCGCTGATTGAGAATTCTACCTTGGCAAAATCATTTGGTTCAACATACTCAACATTATACCCACGATCCTTTGCAAACTTTTCTACTGCAAACGTGAGACCGAAGTATAGTGTACGGCGGAGCGTATTGAACAAACGGATCTTACCGTCCCAGACCTTGTTTTTAAATGCTGGGGAAAACTTAGCAGCTGGGACCATGAATGTGAAGTATTCACTTAGCTCATATGCAATCCCAGCATCTGACTGTATCTTTATGTGTACGTCGTTGTATTTTGATATGTATAACGTGTCGGTCATCCACCTGCCTTAAACCGGTTCCACTCAATCGCGTTCTTGATCACGAATGTGCGGTTCATAATAACTTTAATGACGGACTCCAGGAACGTAAGTTTTTGCTCTTGAATATCCATCCTCTTGCTGAATATCTGCAGGTCTGGATCGCTTTCAAGATACATTGACATATCTTGTTTGAGAATTTTGAGGGGATTTGGTTCCCACCCCTTTTCTTTCATCGTCTCTTCATCTAAAATACCCATGTAATATTGGTATTTCAATTTGTAGAGCATCTTTTGCTCGTATTGAAGATTCTTGAGGGCGATCCCCTCCTGCGTGTACATCTTAAAGTACTTATGGTGGAGGTATGGCGTCTTTACGCTCTCGGTGCCCAGCTCGGTTTCATCCATGCTCGAGTCTTGCTCCCAAGCATTCATAATATCATCAAGTTTCATAACAAATTAAATCACAGGTTTTACTTCAAATCGTCTATTTGCAAATGTAACAGTAGCAGTTAGATATTCCACATCAGCAGATGTACTATCAAACAAAAGCTCTGATAGGTCAACAGGGAAGCAATCATAAAACGTAATTTCTGTCTGAGGATTCATTGCACTGGTAAGGACAGTCAATGTAATGTCAGAGAAGATGTCGTCTATTGCACCTGGTGTGCTAGTACCTGCATACTGGGCAAAGTTGTCTGGAAAACCAATACCTTTTAGCCAGTTGTAGATTTCAAGGTAGTTCTGCATGTCTTCATCGACCTTGAATGTGATACGTAAATTACCATATGTCAGACGTGTGCCAGGGAATGGAATCTTTGTAAAGGGAGTATCAACGTCTGCTGTAGCAAGAGATACGCTCGGCAGGGTCACACCTTGCACGAAGTAATTAACCGCGGGGGTTTTATTGATTTGTAGCCTGAATCCTAACGGAGACAGAAAACTTGGATTAGATGGTTGATCTGATAGTACGCTCATAATAGCTCCTCGATCTATTTAGGCAATAAAAAAGGGACCCGGAGGTCCCTTTAGAAGCATCGATTGCTGTCTTATTGTTTTTATTACAGCAAGTTTTCAACGATGATACGGCGGTAGTAAACGTTACTATCCTTGTTCAGTGCACCTGCACCAACTGTGATACCTTCTGCGAATGGGTTTGCGACCATGCCGTAGCGAGTCTTGAAACCAATCTTAGGTGCGAAGCTGTCTTGATCAACAGCACGAACCATTTGCAAAGGAACGTATGGGCAGTAGAACAGACCGGCGTCAAATGCGCTGGAACCCTTATAACCGATGGTCATGTAGTTGCCAGTTGCATATGGGTCGATGTAAACCTTCATACGACCGTTCAGGACACCAGCGAAAGTGTTACCTGTATCGTCGATTTGCAGGTTGTTGCTGTTCAAAGCAGGAGTGTAGTCTAGGACACCAGCCATTTGCAATGCGGAAGCGACGTCCGAAGAGCAGATGATGATGTTACCCTTACCACGACGGGTGTTCTTAGCGATCTGGTTAGCTTCACGTTCGATTTGGAACATCAAGCCCTTGAACTTTTCAACAGACCAACGACCGTTAGAGTCAACGTCCAAGTCAAACACGCCAGCAGTAGCAGTACCAGTAGAAGCACCACGTTGAGCTGTAATGTTGATCGTACGAACAACTTCACGGTTGATTTCAGCCAGGATTTCGCCTGTCAGAATGTTGGACAATTCTGTCTCAGCATCAAGACCGTGAATTGCCTTCAAGTCTTGTGCAAGTTCCATGGTGTATTCAGCCTTCAATGCACGGCTCTTTGCAGTAACCGTAACTTTGTCGATGCTGAAACCCATTTGTGGGAAAGCTGTGTTACTTGTGGTACCCAATGCTTCTGCTTGAGCAGTAGACATACCGGAACCAGTGTTGTAAACACCAGAAGAAGCCAAGTTAATGGTTTGGCTAGTAGAACCAGGAACAGTACCGACGTTCTTTTGACCGAAGGTGTTAGCGCCAGATGTAACAGAGCTGAATGCGGTGTCAACTTCGTTGTAGAAGGTTTCACCAGTCAGAGCTGTAGTGTTTGCGTATTGTGCACGCATTGCGAAGATCAGACCTGTAGGACCAGTCATAGGCTGGACACCGCAGATGTCATAAGCGATCAGGTTAGGCATAGCACGGCGAACCAAGCTAATCAACACTGGATCGAAAGTAGCGTAGTTACCAGCACCACCAGCAACGCCGGAGTTAACTGGAACTGGCGACTCAGACAGGTACTGGCTACCAGCGGACTGGTGGCTAGCTTCCATCAAAGCCTTTTCTGTGTTCTCAAGCAAAGTAGCTACTACGCCACGCTTGTGAGCATTTTCGATCTTTGGAAGATCAGCGTGCTCTAGTACAGGAGCCCACTTTTGTTGAATTTCTTCATTAAGGTACATTTTCTCTATCCCCTTCTTGGTTTAGTTAGTTGGAATGAATTTATTTATAGGAATTACTTTTTCAGCGTTCTGCTAATTGCTGATGCATATTGTGCAACGGCGGAATTAGTAGGCGCAGCATTCGTTTGGCTGACTTCTTCGTTCAGCTCTTCAAGCAGGTTTTGTGGCTTGCTAGACTTGTCGGTATGGAAATAGCTTTCCTTAACGATCTCCAGTTTCTTTTGGAAGTTAGCGGCTGAATCAAATTCAACGCCTTCTGCCAATGTAGCCAGTTTTTCAGCTTGAGTAGCTGTCAGACCTTCGGCAACAGTAGAAAGAACCTTCTCACGAGTAGACTCGCTCAATTCACCCTTCAATGCAATGTTTTCTTCCATTACGCTATCTAGGTGAGCTTGAATTTCTTCGATTTGTTCCTGCATGCCTTCGACGACGTCGAATTTTTCTTCTGGAACAGTAATGTAGTGCTCAGCGAATAGACCCTTTAGGCTTTCGATGAACGATTCGGTAATTTCAGTTTTCAGTGAAGCTTGTACAGCAACACGGTTTTCTTCCATCCACTGCTCAGCAACATATTCCAAGTACTGGTCTAGTTTATCTTGCAGGGCTTCTTCAACACCAGCAACTTCTTCTGCAAGAGCTGTGTTGTATTGTTCTTCAAGGTCAGCAGTGATTTCGTTGATACGAGCTGTAACAGCTGCTTCGAAAATAACTGTTGCTTTCTCTTTGAAAGTCTCTGACAATTCTTCACCGCTAAACATTGCATCAACGTCTTCCTTCATAGATGCAGATGCAGCGCTAGGCTTCATTGCAACGGAAGACTTGTTGCCACCTGCAGTAGCAGAGACAGCTTTGACGTTGTTAGCAGTATCGGTGTCTTGTTCAGCTTGACCTGGGGTGATCTTGTCGATCGTGTTCATGGACTCACCGTTGTTCAAATTGGATGCTGGCAAAGTTGCATTCTTTGCAACTGGGTCAACAGTATGAGCAACACCAGTAGCACCGCCACCAGTTTGGATCTTTTCGTCCAGTTGTTTTTTAATAGTCATTTAAGGCTCCTTGTACTTTTATTTATTTATAAAATTAGCTTTTCGAAATATCAGAAAGAAACTGTTTGAACACATTAATTGCAGTTTCTTCGTTCATTCTTGAGCGAACACCGCGCTCGATTTGTTCTTTATATTGTTCCAAACGCTGTGCTTTAAGGATACCGTTATCCCATACCCACTCGACACCTTCCATGATACCACGGACAAAAGCATCTGGAGCAGACGGATCAGCAACAATATCACCAGCAGTAGCTAGGTGGAAATCGTTCTGGACTTCCATAATGCCATTGGCATTTTCTTTGATACTGCCCATGCCACGTGAAGAGATACCAAGTGAAGCACCTTCACCAATCAATCCCTTAACGATGTTACCCATCGGAGTATCTAGTACTTTTGCTTTACCCATAACGTTGTTACCTTCACGGTACAGCTTCTTGAACATAATACATGCGCGTTCAAGGTTAATGGTAGGTCCTGCTGGATGTCCCAACTCACCATATGCTCTGTTCTTTGAGACATATTGCTCGTTGTAGCGATTCATTTCTTTTTCAAGTGTGTCGATGCGATACAAGCGACCGTTACGGTTCTCGATCTCACCTTGCATGATAATACCTTCGATGAAGACGTGCTTCTTGCCTTCTTTTTCTTCGACAACGTATTTAACGTCTTCGTTTAATTCGGTAATTAACTTCATGTTAGTCCTTAGGTGTAAGCAATTGACACAGCTCGTGTGATTACAGTAGAGTTTGCTGTACCGGCCATCAACGTGTCTGTAGGATCTTTCATCAGATCGATCGCGCTAAAGCCTGTTGCATCGTGACCCAATGTAAATGTGCCCTTTGCTGTACCATTAGCATATGCAAGAGTAATAACCACATCGTTTGGTGAGTCAGCTAGGTTAATAACACGTACTAACTTTGCGTTGCCAACATTATTAGCAACGGAGCTGCTCAGCGTTACTTCTGTGCCAAGAATTTTAACTGGATTAGACATTATTCTGCTCCTGCCTCGCTAATGATTTCTGACAACTCTTCCATTAGACCTTGCTCCATCATACCAACAAACACTTCGCGGTTTTCTGGAGTTAGAGATTCAAAGACTTCTGCAGCCAGTGCACCTTGGTCACCGAATACATCAAACGGGTTGACTTCAAAATCAACTTCTTCTTTCAGCTTTGTAACTTTTGGAGGAGCTGCATACTCACCTTGTTGTAGTACAGCATCGTGAAGATCCTGCACACGACGGTGAAAGTCTTTCATATCACCAACATGACCCCAGTGTGCCTGACCGCCATTGTAGCCGTCCTTACTCGAGACGTGCTTAGCATGTGTATCGAGTCCCTTGCCGATCTTATCCAACATCTTCTTTGTATCACCGTGATACTGTAGATACTGTGCGTGAGCTACTTCACCTTCTTCAAGTGTTTCAACTTCTTCGGCAACGCGCTTTGCAGTAGCAGTAGCGATCGCCATTTTCTTGGCCTTCTTCATACCAGGAGTTTCGCGCTCCATTGCTTGAGCAATTTCTTCGCGCTTGCTTAGCTCAGCGGCTGTCAAGTGCTTTTCAGATAGAATCTGGGAAAGTGTTTTCATACCGGCTCCTTCATAAACAGCCTGGTCTTGGCCGCGTGCATATCCATGGTGGTGTGTATTGCGCACATACGTATCGATGTTGCTTGCACGGAAATGATCATCACCATTGCCATTTGCGTCATCTGTTT